ATAATCTGCTAGACTCTAGCGGAGCCCAAGAAAAACAGCAGGAGAAAGATATGTCAGGACTACTACTGCATTGCGGTGGACAAAAGGTAGACTTCGAGGCTGTCAAGGCCTCCGTAACCCCGGAGCCACAGGACTCCCACTACCCCATACCCCATGCCCGGATCCTCGAGTTGGCGGTGGAGGGGCTCGAGAAGCAGGGCTTGCATGTGGTTGGCAGTGAACACGCATTGGCCAACGATGGTATGCGGTACTTCGGGCTGCTCCAGCTGACCAACGGTACCAACCACAGCGACTTCGGTTTGGTGGCGGCGCTGAGGAATACCCATGACAAGAGCTATGCGGCAAGCATGGCGCTGGGCAGTCACGTTTTTGTGTGCGATAATTTAGCGTTTTCCGGGGAAGTCACCTTCGCGAGGAAGCATACCAGATTCGCTATGATGGACCTGCCCCGGCTGGTCAACGACGCCTTGGGCAGGCTGGGTACTCTGAAGCGCTCCCAGGAGATTCGGATCGAGGGCTACAAGGGGGCAGAGCTAACCGACGACCAGGCCTACGCCACCATAGTCCGCGCCACTATGGCGAGGGTCATCCCCAACGCCCGGATCCGGGACGTCGTCGATCAGTGGCATGAGCCCCTACATGAGGAGTTTGAGCCCCGTACTGGCTGGTCTCTGTTCAATAATTTCACCGAGGTCTTGAAGCGCTACCCTGGGGAGCAGATACCGGCCCGTACCCAAGTGCTGCATGGCGTACTGGACAGTGCCTGTGGGCTGTCGTTCTCAACACCACGCCATGTGGTGGTTGAAGAGGACATCAACGCTCTTGTAGAATCGGTCAACTATAACTAACAGGAGATAACCAATGATAATCAACTGCAACGTACACAAGATCCAGGCGGAGGACAGCTGCCCCCGGTGCGAGGCTGACAACCCGTACTGGAACCGGGCTCTAACCGTGTACATCGATGTCCGGGATGACTGGCTTGACGAGGATGGCTCCGGTGAGGAGGCCCGGAACGCCAACTGGGATGAGCTCTTCACGGACATAACCAAGGCCATCAAGGGTGTCTACAAAGGCACCCGCCACGGCGACCATGCCGGGTCACCGTTATTCTCAGTGGAGTGGGAGGGGAAACCCGAAAAATCATAGGAGGCAACTGATGCCGATCGACCAATTGATCTGTAAGAAATGCGGGTACACCTGGGTGCCCAGGGTGCCCTCCCCGAAGGAATGTGCCCGGTGTAAGCACAGGGCGGAGGAATGGGAACATGTACCAGCAGGACAGCAGGGAAGGGGGGAAGGGGAATGTTAGAGGGTCTTGATAAGGATCAGAGACTGCTGAACTGGACGGGTCAGATAGTAGTGACTCTACAGAGGATAGAGGAGCTTGTTGATAATCTTCCTGATGCCATTGCCGCTGCCGTTGTAGAGTATATCCGTGAAGACACCGCCGACGATCTGCCGATAGAGGCAATACCCGATGACATCGCTGACGGCAGTGGAGGGATAAGTACAGTCTAACAGTTAGACAGTAACACTGTTACTGGGTTAACCGTTAACCGTTAACCAGGAGGTGAGAATCATGCCAGAATACGCAGTTACCATCAGCCATATATACACATTTACTGCCAGGAACGAGGAGCAAGCCCAGGAGAGGGGCGAGATGCTGGAGGGTGCCCTCGAGGTAGACCCGAAGGTGTTCAAGGGGAAATGGAACTATGACATGGACTCCAGCGAGTGCAACGTAGAAGAGATTTAGATGAGGTTTGAGCGGATCCCCGGCGTCAACCGATACGGTCATGGCGTACCTATAGGAGCTAAGGTACAAGGCCAGACCCTCGAGCGGATCCAGGCCTGGGTCCAGACAGGGCAGCACTACCGTAACAACAGCGACCTGATACGTCACGCCATCGACCGGCACCTGGACTACCTGGACAGCCTCGAGCCAGGCCGCGTGGAGGCAGCCCCAGCTGAGGTGCTCTCCGAGATCACCGCCTACGAGTTCCGCATGGCTTCCTGGGCGCAGGCCGTCGAGGATGCCAGGAAGGTGATGGAGTCCTACCTCAGCCACGGGCACAACGGGGACGCAGCCAGGCTATATGCCAATCTACAGGAGATGGTGGCCAACATGAGCGAGGGAGAGCTCAAGACCCAGGCTCTAGGCATACTGCACAGCTACAACGTGCTCGCACCGGCCAGCGGCACCGTAAGCCTGCGGCCCAGCGAGATGACCGAGTGATACCCCCAGGTGAGCTACTGAAGCTGCCCAAGTTCGCTGACTGGTACCCCGGACAGGAGGAGATCTGGCAGCAGATGATGGCCTGGGTGGCAGGCGACGAGCGTTTCTGTGGTGCCAGCGTACCCACCGGCTTTGGCAAGTCCTTGTTGGCTATGCTGACCGCCCACTTCAGTGGCAAGCGCACCGTCTACCTGACCAGCACCACCGGGTTGCAGACCCAGCTGCTGGATGACTTCGAGCGGCTAGGCTTAGTGGATATCCGAGGGCGCAACCGTTACCAATGCATAGAGTTCAATCGTACTTCGGTTGACCGTGCCCCCTGCACCGCAGGGTACCAGTGCCCCGTGATAAGCCGCTGCCACTACTACAGCCAGCTAGACCGGGCGGTCAACAGCCAGCTCGTGGTGAGCAACTACAGCTACTGGATGGCCCAGCACGAGTACGGCACCGGGCTGGCGGTCCAAGAGCATGACAATGTGGTGAACCCGGTCGAGCTGCTGATCCTGGACGAGGCCCACCTGATCAGCCGTTCCCTGGAGTCTCACCTGAAGGTGCAGTTCGATCAGGCCGACAGGGAGTACCTCGACTGGCACCCTGACTGGGAGTACGCACAGTGGCGGCGGCATTGCCTCCAGTTCCTGACCAATGTAGACGAGGAGCTACAGAATCTACGCAAGGATATGGAATTCGACACCGACCGTGACACCAGACTGATGAACGAGCACAGCCACCTGTCCGGCCTGCGTACCAGGTGCTCCCGGCTGCTGGAGTCTGGGCTGAAATGGGTGCAGGAGAAAGGTGAGGACACCATAAGCTGGACACCGCTGTGGACTCGAGATTATAATCATCTCCTGTTCCAGAAGGTGCCCAAGATCTTGCTGATGTCAGCTATCCTGACCCCAAGGATGATGGATGGCCTGGGAGTGGAGGGGGAGTGGATCGAGGCAGGCTCCCCGTTCCCACCAAGTCAGACACCCATCACGCATGTCCCCACGGTCAGGGTCAACCACCGTACCAGCGACGATGAGATGTACGAGTGGACGGCGCAGATAGACCGGATCATTGCCGACCGTCAAGACCGTAAGGGTATAGTTTTCACCGTGAGCTATGGCCGGGCTGAATTCCTCAAGGCGACGTCGGCCTATAGCCACCAGATGTTCACCCACCGTACCCGTAACCTGGCCGAGGTTGTCGAACAGTTCAAGCGGGCCGCGCCACCGGCGGTGCTTGTGTCCCCCTCGGTCACCACCGGGGGGGATTTCCCAGGAGAGGAAGCTGAATACATCATCGTCGGCAAGGTGCCCTACCCGGATACGTCCAACGTCTTAAACAAAGCGAGGTCGAAGGAGGACCCCGAGTGGACAGCCCAGCTGGCCATGGAGACGTTGGTCCAGGAGACAGGCAGGGGCACCAGGAGTGAGGGAGACCGTTGCCAGGTGTTGGTGGTGGATGACTCCTGGAAATGGTGGTGGCCCAAGTACCGGGAGTTCGCTCCCAAATGGTTCAGAGAACGAGTCACTGCGTCCGCAAGGCGGATACCACAACCACTACCCCTACAAGGGGAATAAGGAGGGTGCGATGGCACCGTTGACATTCAATCTAGGCGACCAGACCGAGGGGGGAGACTTTCCACGAGGCAACCTGGTGGTAACAGCAGCCCGGTTCGACCTGTACGAGTACAAGGACAAAGAGGGCAAGCCAGTCAAGTCCCAGTTCGGCGGCGACGCCAAGACCATGGCCGCCATACTGGACCTCCAGAACGAGGAGGGCACCGTCTTCCCCCAGGTCTACAGCGTAGGCAGCCCCGACCGCTTCCAGCCCGGCAACGGGGGCACCACGCTAGACGGCCCCAGCATCAACAAGCGTTGCAACTTCGCCAAGCTGATACAGGAGTTGGTCAGGGTAGGCTACCCCGATGACCGCTTCGATAAGAGTGGCGACATCACCAAGTCCTTCGTAGGACTGTCCGCTTACTGGGACCAGGGATCCGAGACCGACAAGGACAGCAGGCTTATCCTGCCGCAGGAGATCTTCAAGTACCCCTGGGACAGCGAGACTCCCTCGTCCGCTCCTACAGCAACAGCTCAGGCCCCTGCCAGCGGGGACGCCCTGACCACCGCAGTCAAGATGGTCAACGGCATGCTGTCCAACGGCACCGACGCCACCAGGAAGGCCCTGTCCATGGCAGCCTTCGGGGATGACGTGCCGGAGGAGCACAAGCAGGCCATCATGAACCTGGTCTTCTCCACCGAGCTGGTAGACGAGCTAGGCAAGGTCGGCATCACCCTCGACTCCAGCGGTGAGAAGTTCGTGCGCTGATGGACGTCGAGACAGTACAACTGTCACTGGACCATGCGGCTGACCTGGCAGACCCTCCTCAGACCCGTAGCAGTGGCCTGCACGTCAGCGAACTGGTCAACGCCAGCGCCAAGCTGACCGGCAACCGCTGGTACGGCAACGAGGAGCCGTCCGACCAGCAGGTCAACATCATGGCCCTGGGTCGGCTCGTAGAGTGGATGGTGCGGCCTGCCATCCACGAGCTGGCCCAGAAGAAGGGACTGGTATTCAAACCCCAGCAAGTGCTGACTGTGGACGATGTGACGGGTAGCCTGGATGGGATACTGGTTTCTAGTGAAGGGGGAGGTGTGAGGGCGGTGGTGGAGTGTAAGTCGAGGCATGCCTCCCCCGAGGACCCCTCCAGCAACTGGCGGTACATGGCCCAGGGCATGGCTTATTGTTTCATGACGGTCTGCACCACGCTCTGGATGCCGATAGTCTACCTGCCAAGGAGGGGTCCTCCCAATGCCGAGTTCATGCTGCACGTCATAGAGTTCGAGCCGCATGAGCTCCTGGAGAACTGGACCATGCTGACCAATGTCAAAGATTATGTCAGAAACTAGACAGGAGGCAAGGAGTGACGACCGTAAAGGCGACAACGATAGATTCACTCAAGGAGAATGGGTGGCAGGCCGGAGCCCCTGCCGCCCCCAGGCGTCTGGTATGCAGCATCGAGGGCTGGGACAAGACCGGCAAGACCCACTTAGCCATGACCGCGCCCGAGCCTATAATCTACCTGGACCTGGACGTGGGCACCGAGGGAGTCATCGAGAAGTTCTCGAAGGAACTGCTCTGGTACCAGGTTGACCAGCCCGAGAAGCTGGGCAACCACAGGGACGTCATGGACAGGTTCGGCAAGATCTGGGCCGACCTGCTGACCAGGGTGGGCGAGGCACTGCAACTGGAAGAGGGCACCCTGGTGATCGACACGTTCACGGAGGCGTATGAGATAGCCCGGCTGGCCCACTTCGGCAAGCTGGCCCAGGTACAACCCCACGAGTACGCCAAGTGCTACTCTGACCTCCGGGAGATACTCCGGCTGGCGTCGAAGTCCAAGATGAACACGATCCTGCTGCACAAGCTGGGCAAGGACTTCCACACAGGCGTCCCCGAGATGAAAGGCTGGAGCGACCTGCCCTACCAGGTTCAGGCAGTGCTCAGGACCAGGCGGGAGGACACCGACAACGGACCTGTATTTTCGGCGGAGGTACGCAGTTGCCGCCACAAGCCAAACCTGATGGGCAAGGTGCTGGCTCAGGAGATGACCACCGAGCCAAGAGGGATGCCCTACATGCTCGACTTCGGTATGCTACTGGACCTGATCCACGGCTAGTCTGTAGAGCCTGCCAGGGTTGGCTCAGTTTCGACGGGGACTACCCTGGTTTTGTTTGCATACTGTGTGGCCGGGTGTACTACTTGGTGCGCCCGGTCAACGACCTGAAGACGAGGTACCGAAGGAGGGAGGATGATCTATCTAACGACAGCGGCCAATGACAAAGATCTCCTGAAGCCCCTGGGAGATCTGGCGGTGACAGCGCCCAT